GTACGTCCCTGACGGTATGCCAAGGAGGAAGCATCGTACATTTTGAGGTGAGGCATGACACCAGTTGATTTGTCATCACTATTCCTAATACCAAGATGGACACCAACACCACCACCGAGCATAGAAAGCCAATTTGTTTCTGAAAGGTTATCGACGAGACCTTCTGCGCTATCTTCCATATAGTTAAGGAAGCAGCTAATAGGAAGTCCACGCTTTGAGCGACCAAAAGAAAGAATAGGAGTGCTATAACTGAGCCAATGCTGACTACTATACTCATAAAGTCGCTGAGCATGGGCAGGATTGCTGCTGAAAGCTTCCGATACATACGCAAATCTCTCCTGTGGGCTTACCTCATTCTCCATCATGTAACTCTCACGCAACCGCTGTAGCCCCAAGGCATCGAACAGTTTATCACGTTCCAAGTTTATTTTAATTGTCATCAAGTAGTTCCTCTAAATAGTCAGCCATGTCTTCAATCTTATCCTGAAACTTAGCGACAATCTCTTCACTGTTAATCTCTAACAACTCCAAGATTGTCACCTCATCCAGACGTTTTAGTTTATCACAAATGTCAGGCAACGTCAGCATATTTCTTTTGTAGGTAATTCATAGAAAGAAACATCTCGTCGAAAGCACCGTCCTTCACTTCGTTTAACATGACCAACCCACGCCAATGTGTGTTGCTAAGTTGATCCATGTAATCTTCGTCGTGTAGGTAGAAGCTCCCTGCAATTATTCCGCAGATCGCTGTCCCGTCTGCTCTTTTGCCGTAAGCAACTTGTTTGCCTTGTTGATGCCCTGCAATACAAGACATGTGAAGCTTATTAACCAGAACACTAGCAGAAGAAGCTGGTCGCCCCATAGCACCAACAGGGAAGTAGTGGCAGAAACCAACACCATTGATAAAAACAGGTTTAAGAAATTCATATACTTCCCAATCTTTTTGGTAGTTTAGGTCGTCAGTCGAAATCACTCCCTCAAGCATGGGCGTGTTAGCCACTGCTCGATTGATGCGGTTCTCATGGTTCCCCATTGTTAAAATCATACGAGGCTTGTACACCTTGTGTTTGGTAGTCTTCTGTGTTGCTTGTAAATCACGTAGTGGTTTGAGTAGCTTCTTCATACCAATCTGGACAGCGGCAACATCATCTTTGTACCGCTTACCCTCAAAGTATTTACTACCTGCCTTATCGTGTGTTGACAAGGAGGGCATATCAGCGAAGTCGCCTATGTTAATAACAACATCAGGTCGGTAATCAACGATAGCCCTTCCAGCCCACGTAAGGTGGTCAGTCGCTACTCCCGGCTTCACTTGGCAGTCAGGAATAACTAAGATTTTCATTTGTCGTCCCAATACTCATCTAACATAAGGTCAACCTTCTCGTAAACACCTACGTAGCCACAAGAATCTAGGAACGAGGCAAACTGACGCATAACATCATCCCACCTAGCATCCTCAGAACAAACAAAGAAGTGTTCATTGCTAGTTGTTACACTCGGTCGTGAACTGCTCTTCTTAAAATGATAATACTGCTTATCTTCCATGTTAACCTCCATAAAGACTGGGGAACTGTTCAGTCAAGATTGCCTTACACTTGTCGGCTACTTCACGATGTTCCTTCTGTGTTGCTTCATCACAGCGAATGTCTACATAGTGCATCCAACTTCGCAGTGTCCCATTCATATACATCCGACTCATTGTTAACCCCTCGGGCAACAACTTACGGGCAACCTCTTTGGCAATGCCTTGGTTAAGTGCTGCGCCATAAGCCCCACGAGCCTGAGCGATCAACGACCGTTGCATCTCATCCCACCAACGCTGTAGCTCTCGGTCTTGAGTAGGTAGGCTATTCTGCCTGTTCTTCTCATCTTGCAACCTAGCCTCACCCATCTCAAAGTCTAACGCCTCAGCGTACCGTTGGCTAAACTCCTGAAAGCTGAACGAACGGTGTCGGATAATCTGTCGTGCGATGTCCCGTGTACACTCAATCTCCATGCAAACATTAACCATCTCGAATGGACTCCAATGCTTGTTACGCATCAGGTAACGAAGGAGCTTTGGTGCTGTCTCCTTGTTATCCTGATTCGCTGGGTTTGAAACACGTGCCATGTACGCTACCTTTTCCTCTGCATCGGGGGTAACCCACACTAACGATACTTTCATTTATTCTTAGCCCTTTCTTTACGCTCTGCGTTTGTCTTTTCCTTGTGGCATGGTTTACACAATACCTGCAAGTTTTCAGCCTCACAGTAGAGCCTATTCATATAAGTCCACCAGTCTTCAAATCCTACCTGCGGATCAACAACAGGATCGATGTGATCTACCTGCACGTCTCTCGCAATGAAGAACCCCCCGCAACTGGCACATAAGTAATGCTCAGCCAATCTACCTGAGCGTTTGTTAACCTTCTTACCAACCTTGGCATAATCAAGAGCTTTCCACTTAGGCGGGAATCGCTTCATGTATGCACGTAACGCTGAGATTATAAACGCCTTGAACCTAGCCTCTGTCCACTCACCATCGTTATACTTTCTGCTGCTCATACTGGTATAACAACTGAGCAAACCCCTCTACGAATCGCTCATCATGGTCACGCTCACCCATCGTAAACAGGATAGCATGGACTAACTCATGGTAGAAAGTTACTTCACGATCTTGCCCTTTTAACTTTTTGTTAATTAAAATCTTGCACAAGTCAGGATTGGATGCCCCTAAGTCGGGCATATCTGTTTCAATCACTTCCCACGTGCAACCTGCTAGTTTAAACTTCTTCATTCGGTGGTTCCCATAGTTCGTTGGGCTTCCTGCGTAACCACAAGAGCCTCCCGTTTTCCAGTACACGTTCTTTTCCCAGAGCCTCCACACAACACGCATAGAACTCTTTCTCCGTCTGGAAAGGCGCAAGCATTTTCTCCGACCTCACGACACCAACACGGGGAACTCCCTTGATATTGTCTGCTGAGTCTCCCATAAGGATCTGTCTGTAAAAGAAGCGCAAGCCTTCCTCTGGGGTAACGAACTTCTTCTCCTTCTTCACAAAGTTGTAGTGCCATCCCGGAACCTGCATAAAATCTTTGTCAACTGAAACGATGATAGCGTCCTCGCCAAGTTCAGTAGCACGAATAGCAATGTCATCGTCTGCTTCCTGTCCTTCGCTAACACTAGCACCCCATGCCGTTTGTAAATATTCCCGTAGGAGTGGTAGGTGTCTCGGCTTCTTAACATCCTTCCTGTTACCTTTGTAAGGTGCTGTTACTGCAATGTCATTTCGGAAGTTAACTTTGCCTGTTAGGAACAACTCATGGTCATCGGTGTCCACTAAATCAAACATCAGTAAATCCTCAAGAAACACCGCCATTGTTTCTATAGCGGTGTTCTCGTGCTCATCTTCAGTAGCAAACCCTACCCGATAACAAAGAATATCTGCATCAAGTAGGGCTTTCATTACAGCAGGTCGTCGCTGCTAAACTCTGTAACAACGCCACCACCTGTATACGGAACAAGCTCAGTAATAACCAACCGTTTGAGGGATGGGCTAACGCCTTGTTTACCCTTCCAACTCCACGCATAAGGCTCGATGATAGCTGCTGCTTTAGAGCCGTTACCTAGAATGTCTCCTTCTAGTTTAGAGCCGCCATCGTCAAAAGCAGAAAGTGGACGTGTGCTCTTACAAGTAATGTAGTAGCCTTTACCTTCTTTTGCTTTGACCTCGATGCCAACATCTTCTAAAGCTTTTACTGCTTTGTCTGAAAGGTTGCAAAGGTCTACTTGGTAACGACCAGACATCTCGTTTGGTTTGTTCAAGAAAGCCCACATAACTTCTGCTTTGAGTTTGATTGGTTCTGTGTACATAGTAACTCCTTAGTGAATAGAATTATTGCCATCTTCTTCGGCAATTTCATAAAATTTGGAAGTGACAATTGCTAAAATGTCAAGCACTTCCATCTCGCTTAGCTGTTGGCTGAAACTTAGGTGTATCTCACCATCTTTCTCTGTAATAAGAATGACGCTATTAGCATCTTTTAAAACAGTCTCCAACTTATCTAGCTCTCGTTTGTTCAATGTGTTTCCTTCCAGTTATTGCCTACATGGTACTCTCCTGTTACCGGACATCGTAGCCCTAATGCCACACCTGCCTCTTCGATAGCTTGAACTGCCATCTTACCTACACGCTCTGCATCCTCTTCTGGGACTTCCACTTGCCACTCATCGTGTACATTTGCACAGAATGAAGCGTTTATTATACCACACTTTAACTTGTTTTGCAATATAACTAGGGATTTTTTCATAAGAATTGCCCCTGCACCTTGCAATAAAGTATTCAATGCACTATGTTCGCTCCGCACTAACAAATGTCTACCATCCAACCCTGGTAGGTAACCTTTAGCAGCGTGTTTCGCTACCTTCTCTTTAAGATGTTTCAACGCTGGTGTGTTTCTTAGGAAGCGATTCATTAGCTTTCTGCCTTCCTGTTCATCCCCACCAACAATCGAACCAATCTTAGCTGCACCAGCACCGTAAAGGAATGCGTAAATAAACGTCTTCGCTGTATTACGGCTCTCTAGCCCTGCTGCTTTTTGGTTAGCGGTATGAATGTCACCGTTGAGGATTTCGTTTGTATATCGATCATCCTGCATATAGTGAGCTAACATCCGCAACTCCAAACCACTTGCGTCAATACCGACTAACTTATTACCAGCATCAACCGTCCACAACTCCCTACACTCAGCACCATACTCTGAGCCACTGTTGGGAACCTGCGCCATGTTAGGGCTAATATGCGTCATACGCCCCGTCACGGCTCCGTTTGTTATCACCCTACCGTGTACCCTACCATCTTCTTTAACAACGTCAAACCAGCTACTAATCTGCGATATGCGCTTCTGCAACATTAGGTAACGAGCAATCAGTTTAGCCTCTGGTAGATCGATGCCTTCCAGCACCTTCTCGTTAATGATGGTGGAACCCTTATCGGTTTCCTCTGTAAAGGTAACACCTAACCCCGCAAGTCTCTCTGCAATTTGCTGGCGACTGCCCGGATTAAACGGTGTAACTTTTGTTTTGAGTTGCTTACCAGTCTTGTCGCTGTAACGCTCTTCCACAATGGGAGGAAACGTAACTTGAAGTTCGCCCTCAATATCAGCCAACTCGCCTGTGAGCGTAGCCAAAAGTACTTGACCCTTCTCAGTATCAAACCTGAAACCATGTTGTTCCTGCCTTTTCAAAATAGCTGCAACATCATGCTCAAGTTGCACACTTTCACCCCAACCAGTTAACTCCTGCTCTAGCATACGGAATAACTGAACTGTTACTGCCACGTCCTGCTTACAATAAAACCTATTGAGGCTATCATGTGGAGCATCATAAGGATCAGTAGAAGTCTTATCATACGGTTTGTTGTTAATCCAATGCCAGATACGTGTGTACTCAACCTTATGATTGCCCAGCCTCTTCCCCCATGCCTCTAAACTGTGACCCCCATCTATGCTTGGATTGAGCAGCCTTGACATTATCAAGGTATCTCTCACTCTCTTCAATCCAATCTTCGTTCCCCAGAGCTTGTTGAGGATTGGTGCGTCGAAGCCGATCAAGTTGTGTCCGATCAGCCTGTCTGCTTTGTTTATCAAGGGTATGAGCGTATCTGGTGTTGTGTGACATACGTATTCATTCGTCTCGCTGTTATGGGTATAGCATAACCAAATCTTGCTATGCTTGCTGTCTGTCTCGATGTCGAGAACTAAGTCCACGTTTACTCCTTTTCAATCCAAAATGGGTGATATTTTTTCTTAGCTTTGACATACGCTTGACGTGCTTCTTCTTCTGTATCAAAAAACCCTAAGAATAAGTCTTTGTAGTTTACACTAATCCTTGCTTCCCATTTTTTACCTTTTTTATTAAAAGAAGTACCACGACCTTTACAATTTTGACTGTTTTGGTGTGCAGTCACTTCTCGTAAATTTGAGAGCCTATTATCTGTTGTGATACCATTCTTATGGTCAATAACATCTTTTGGAAACTTACCGTACATTAAATACCAAGCAAGTCTATGTGTCAAATATGCTTTTTTCCCAATTATTATCCTCAAGTATCCATTACAAAGAGTGCCTTTAAACCATCCTTTGGAGTGTTTTCGATAATTGTCTAGCCACTTGAACAAACCTGTATCTGGGTCATACGTTAAAGAATCTTCAATAAGCTGTTGCATCTTACTTCCCCTTAGCAATCTCAATTTCGACTAACTTCGCATAACCGCCAACATCATGCCAACTGTCGTCATAGAATGGGTCACCGTTAACAATACGGGCTAGCTTGTTGGCAATCAAGTCCAAGCTCTCCTGCATATAGGGTTCCATCTCGTTCCAACTATCACCAGCACGTAGGATTTCTTTTAAAAACTGTGCTGTACCTGACACCTTACGATATTCCCCGTAACGGTTTTCTCTCTGCCCTAGTGTTTCTGTTACATCTTTCATCAGTACATCCCCTTCAGGTTTGGTTTGCGGTAATGTTCACCCTTCTTGACCTTCCCATTCTCATCAAACTCAGGGTAGCCCTTGTAGTTAAATTTAGACCAGTTACTGCGGTTAACCTCTTCAACAGCAGCATCCATATCCATCTTAGCGCACACACCAACACCGACTGCTGTGACAATTTGATCCGCTAATGAGTCAAGAAGGTTAACACGATCTACTGTTGATACAGTTAACGAACCATCCTTCAGCTTTTCAGCTATTTCCTCAATGGTGTCTATCGCCTTTAAAAAACCGGGGTAGCCACTAATGGTTAATGAGTCCAACATCTCTACAAACTCTTCAAGGTGACATCCTAGCTGTACGTTGAAGTCTTTCTCTGTTGGTTCTGGTCGAGCACGTTTGTGCCATAGGGTGATATTGTCAATCATTCTCTTTCCTTCGTTTAGGTAATGGTGTCCAGCCAACCCAGAAACCATCTTCAATTATAGCAGGGGATAACAACCCGTGTGAAGCCACGCCATAAATACTTAGCAACTGTAACTTAACACCATGCGGTGCTGTCTCAATCGGTCGCCAGAAGTAGTCGTGGTCAACACACGCAGCACC